AGGTTGTTTAGCACGACCATACAGTCGCCTATGTCGTCTTTGATGTCACGTCTTTTAGCAACGTTGTCGGCTAACTCACCCATCTCACTAACTAGCTTTAGTGTCTGTGACTGCAGTGTGCCGTTAGTAAGGATTTTCCTTTCTCTGCTCCACTCAGTACATAGGTCTATTAACTTGTTAATCTTTACCATCACACTTGCTCCTCTATCAGCCTGTCTAAGTACCAACGTGCTTTGCGTAGGTCTTCTATGCCGTTCTTGTACTGCCACCTATGCGTGTACTTGATGACGTTGCCGTTGAGATAGCCTAGAAAGGCGTCAGTAGTGAGGCGCTGCTTCATGTACTCAATGCACTCAATGCCGTTGTCTTTGTAGTGGTTAGGGTTTATAGCGTCGCTGATGCTCTGCACAGACGCACGTTCTTCAGCTTTGATAGCCTCACCGACACGCCTAGCCTCTGCTCTACGCTTCTTACTTAAGGCGTCCCACTCTTCAGCAGGCGACCTGTCAAGAAAGCTCATCTGTATCTCCTCCCAGACCTTCAACGATCTGATCTAGTTTATCTTCTATTTTGTCCTCAAAGCGTTCTACAAGCTCTGTGGAGTTTATGTCTAACACTTCCAACACAAGCACCTCATCAAGCATACTCAGTTGGTATTTAACATCCTTAAACGTAAGACTCATTCTGCTTTCTCCCCAAACTTCTTACGCAGATAAGACATACTAATAGGCAGCTCGTCAAAGCTACCGTCGTTGACTTCGTTGAACACCCAGATGCCACGCCATGACTGGTTAGTCTGTGGCGATAGGTAGTCTTGGTCTTCTTGGTAGAATATACCTGCAAACAGCCCAGTCACTGACACACCGTCGGCTCTACGAGCGTAGGCGATGTCTCTGTCCTGCACGTGTCCCATCACACAGCTCACCATCTTCTTAGTCAACATCAGCTTAGCAGACGACACAGGACGCCCCATAACACCGCTAGTGAAGTAGTGGCTGTAGGCAATGCCGTTAACCATCTTAACTTCTAAGAACGGCACAACTTCCCACCCCATCTTCTTCAGTCCTAAGTCTTCAAAGGACATAAGACCTTCTAGCTCTGGACTGTCGTTGACAGCACGTGTTATGCGATTCTCGTGGTTGCCTAACAAGAAGATCATTTTAGGACGCCACACCTTATGCTTGTTAGTGCGTTGTCGTGCCTGCTCTTCTCGTATAGGCGCTAAGAAAGCCTCCATAGCTTTCTTGCCTGCTTCTACGTCTTGCTGATAGCGGCGTCCTTCAAAGGACTTCTTACCCTTGTCGTAACTAGACAGGCTAGGAAAGTCCCAGTGGTCGCCTAAGTGGATTATAACATCAGGCTTCAGTGACACAGCGTACTTCCCTGCCCACGTTAGATGCTCAATGTTAGAGTCTGGTTTGACCTGTGTATCAGGTATAACGAAGTGTCTCATTTGTATTCTCCATAGCCTTTTTCACGTGCCACAAACTCAGAAAACTCAAAGAACTCTTTTGTGTTATCTAATAATTCTTTTATAGCAGAATTAGAAGAACTATCTAGTTTACCTTCTTCGTTTAGAAAAGACTCTACATAGCTCTCTGACAACTCTCTGAAAGAAACGTATGCACACAAAACAGGCTCACTAGCGTCTCCTATATATAAATCAAGCAGTATGCCACCACCATCAACAGAAAACTCAGTAGCTATTTCTACGCTGCGGCTATTCATGCTTCTTCCTCGCTTTACGTTCTGCGTTAGTTTTGCTTTGATGACACTCTAAGCACAGCACCTGCATTCCATCAGCCTCGCAGAAGAGACGCTTGGTAAACCCTGCAAGGTCTTTGTAGCTGCTTAGTTTGCCTGCAGGCTCTATATGATCTACTTGTATTTCTTTGTTAGTAAACCATTTAGAACACTCTGCACACTGATACTCGTACTTGTGTCTACAGCCTGTCACTGTACGCTCTGCTGCCTTCTTAACCTGAAACTTCACAGGATAGCGTGAGTAGGCTTGACGCAATGCTGAGCGTATGAACTGCCAGTAGCGCGCTTCAGTCCAAGTGTTACCTGCTCTAGTGCGTGGAACGAGTTGCTTGCCCATAGAACCTGTCCTCCTCAGACCTCTCGCGTGGAGGCATCCACATCTGACCTGCCCTACGACGCAGCCATAATAGCCTAGCGTTCTCTAACGCCCTGTCGTAGCCTAGTTGGTCTTCGCAGATGTCCCACATATCAGTTTCTTTGCGGCAGTTGCCTATCAAGTCCTCTGCACCGCCTGCGCCTATGCCGTCAACACCGATGATGTTGTCGATAGAGTCGCCTGTCAGTATCTGCTTATAGAAACTCTTCCTGCCTTGGTCAGTGCTAACAAAGTATTCTTCTCTCTTGACGAAGTTGTAATGCAGTCCTTCAACTTGGTCAAAGTCTTTGTCAATGCTGACCATGATAGGATGGTCGTTAAGATAGGCAGTAGAAGCTGCTGTAGCTATCGCATCGTCAGCCTCTTCACCTTCAACAACTACAGCGTCCCACACATCTACAGCGTGGTCGCGCAAGACAGAGAGTAAGATAGGTCTGTCTTTTGTCTTTCTGTTGCCTTTGTAAGGCGCTGTCACAGCCACTTCGTTGCGGAAGTTGCCTTTACCAGTCAGGTAGAAAATGTAGTTGTGGTCTGGATAGACTACTAAGGTTTCAGCGATGAGCGAGTCAAGGGCGCGTCTAGCCTGTGCTAGTGCAGTGCTAAAGTGGGCCTGTGCGTCAGTCTCGCACGCACAAGCCACTCGATAGCAGTATATGTCGCCATCAATCAGAAGCATTACAGAGCAGCTTCTAGATCAAAGTCGACGCTGCCGCCTTCTTCTGTGTACTCATTCAAGTCTGTGATGACTAGCTTGAGACAGCTTGGCGAGCGGCCCTGCTGACCTGCAGGAGACTTCCAATCATAGTGTCCAACAACAGCAGCGGCTGTAGAGCCGTTACCGACTAAGCAGCCAATCTCGTCACCGCTAGTGTTGTAGGCGCGGATGGGATTGCTAGACTTGATGGTGATGAAGTCTTCTTTGTCGTCACCCTTGTTGCGTGGCTTCATTCCTCGCTCTTCTAGGGCAGTTACTGCAGCGCTAGAGAGATTGCCAAGGTCAAACTGATACTTGCCTGACATAGCGTTCTTGGAAGAAAGGTTAGCCCAGTACACAGTACCTTTGATGGGAAGTGGCTTTAGGTTAGTATTTGACATAGTGTGTAGCTCCTTTTGTAAAGACAATATAGTCTATCATACATAGTTAAAAAGATCAATGGGTTTCTGACCAGTTGTTTCCAATCTGAAACTCACCGTCCATTGGGCAACGTAGTTCAAAGTCGTCGCCTGCCTTGCGGATAGCATTGCGGAAGTGCAGCCCGACAGCCTTGGCAAAAGCCTCTGGTGTCTCTACCTGCAGCTCGTCATGCACGTTAGCAACAATCTTAAAAGGAATACTTGCTTCCCTGAGACTGTCTACACCGTTCAGTAGAGCCTTCTTCATCAACGCAGCACCACCGCCCTGTAACAGGAAGTTGAGTGCGCTGTACGCCTTGCGAATGCGTATCCTGCGACCGTCTAAGCTAGGTAGACTGCCGTTTACATCAGCTAAGTTCTCTACTTTGTTCTTCAACACCTTCAGTGATGGGATGTTGTCGAGAAAGTCTTTCTTTAGCTTCCTACCGTGGGCAGCACCTCTACCTGCTATGCTGCCTATCTTCTCGTCACCTGCGCCGTACAAGAACGCATAAATAAACGTCTTTGCTTGGTCGCGTGTGGCAAGTCCTGCTGCAGCTTGGTTGGCGCTGTGTATATCGCCTTCCAAGATTGTCTGCACATAGTCTTCGTCTTTCATGTAGTGGGCTAGCATCCTAAGCTCTAAGCCTGACGCGTCTATGCCAACTAGTTTGTTACCTTCCTCTACAGTCCAGCAGGCGCGGCATTCACCACCTAGCTCAGCCTTCAGCTTCTGAACAGGTGTCATGCTGTCCACGACCTTGCGTGTTGCAGGCACTTGCGCCATGTTAGGCGATATGTGCGTCATCCTGCCTGTTGCTGCGCCGCTGCTAAAGACACGACCATGCACTCTGCCGTCTGTCTCTACAGCCTCTAGCCACGAACTAACCTGACTAGCCCTTTTCTGTACCAGTAAGTATTCAGCAACAAGCTGCGCTGTAGGATTGTCTATAGCCTCTAGCACGTTTTC